AAGTCTGGTAAGACTGACCTAGTTGGCCAGCTTGCTGCTAGCAAGAAACTATGGTGGTTTGATTTGGAAGATGGTGTCAAGACGCTGCTGCATTCTCCCCGAATGAAACAGGAATGGTTTGGTAACATCGAACTGTTCTCACTGCCTGATACGCAGACATTTCCTGTTGCTGTGGACACACTTCTTCGTGTTGTCAAAGGTGGTGTTAGCAACATCTGCCACAAGCATGGAGTTGTTGGCTGCCTCAGTTGCAAGAAAGATGCGCCCGAAGCATTCACTGCTATCGACGTCGGCACTTTCACCAACGATGATGTGCTTGTTATTGACTCTGTCAGCCAGCTTGCATCTAGTATCATGAACTGGATTAGCAAGAAGCAGATTGCTGCTGACAACTTTGACTACAAGCCGGGATGGGATGAGTACGCTAAACAAGGCTTCATCCTCAATCGTATTTTCTCTATTCTGCAGCAAGCCAGTTTCAATGTAGTCTGCATCAGTCACGAGCAGCTAGTTGATATGGAAGAGCCTGGCAAGAAGAAGATTGTTCCTATTGGCGGAACGTCTGAATTCTCCAAGACATTTGCAAAGTTCTTTGATGATGTTGTTTACTGTGACATTGTCAACAAGAAGCACAAAGCTGCTAGCAGTAGCACCTACTCTGGTAACATTGTGATGGGCTCTCGTTCTGGCAAAGAACTGGAGAAGATGGAAACACCAAACCTATTGGAGCTATTCAAATGAGCAAGTCCCGAACCCGAGTTAACAAACTCTCTCCTGAATTCTGGCAAAGAACTAGGCTGGAGCAGCAAGCAAAAGCTGCTGATGCGGCAGCAGAAGTACCGATGATTACAATTAGCGAGCGCGAGTACAACTGGCTCAATAGTTGTGAGAAGATTCTGCGGGAGAGTCAAGCGGCTGCATTCGCAGTGCAAGAAGAACTTCGCAAGAAGCCAATGCTGCAACGTGCTAACGAGCTGATTGGTAGCGACCGTCAGCGTGACTATGGCAACAAGCTGCAAAACTTCTCGCAGATTGCAATGCTGTGGCAAGGAACGCTGGCCCCGAAACTGCAAGCAGCAGAAAAGATTACTCCAGAAGAAGTTGCACTCTGCATGATGCAAGTTAAGATTGCACGTCTCAGCAAAAGTCCTGACCATGCTGATTCCATCTTGGATATTGCGGGTTATGCTGGTTGCTATGATGCGGTGCAACTGGAACGAACAACAGGAATGCCGCTAATGGGAGCTACTGAAGATTCCCGCGCTCAACTCAATCCTTTTCATAATCTCTAGCGCAAGCTAGGAATCCGCCACCAGTCGGCCACTGGTATTTCATCAATCCAATCCACTTAAAGGAAATGCAACCATGAACACCGAAAACAATCTTGCACGCAACGCAGCAATTACTGACATTGATGCACTGCTGGCTGCCAGTCTTGATGACCTCGACGACCTTCCTAGTTTTGAAGTTCCCAATCCGGGCGTTTACGTTCTGGAAGTTTCTTTGGAACAGAAGGAAGTGAATGGCAAAGCTGCTATCGAAGCAGCCTACACTGTCAAGGAAGTCATCGAACTGGTAAACAAGGAAGACGCAGCACCTGCTCCTGGCACCAAGTTTTCTACTCTGTTTACTCTCAATGAGTATGGCATCGGCAAGCTGAAGGATTTCTGCAAGCCGTTTGCTGCTCACTTCGATTGCAAGCAAGTGGGTGAACTGGTGCGTGACCACATTAAGCAAGTGACTATCACTGCTAATGTTGGGCGGCGTGTTGACAAGGAAGACCCTGAAAAAGTCTACGCCAAAGTCAAAGTGCTGTCGATTGTCTAAGTAGTAGACAGTAGCAAGTTCCTTGCCGGGCAAGTTTTGGCCGTTGTACTTACTAGGATGTTACAAGCTCCTTACAAACAACGTCCAACCATTTCTAGTATCCAGTCCCAACTTTTTAGGAGAACATCATGAAGTTTAGATTCTATCTTGTAGAAGAACATTCCGGTTGCGCTTTCGGAACTAACAGCGAGTCTGTTGCACAGCAAGCAGCAGCATCTGACAGTGGTTTCAATACAGTTATTGACACTGAGCAAAGTGTAGATTTGGTAGGTGCGTACCCTATCGAACAGCAAGCCACGTATAAAGAATAAGAAATCATGTCCAATCAAAAAGTTCTCCTGCATCTTGGCACTTACGATGATGAGCCTTACCAGCATCATCTCGCAAGCATAAGTTCAGGAGAACAGATTGCCTGGAAGTCCCGGCTTCAAACACCGGGAACAATAGCAGAGATTGAAATTGCCTGCGAGAAAGCAGGAGTCTCTGGTATTGTTTGCTCCAATCAAGAATTTCTGGAAAAGCTACTTCATGCGCAGCCAGACTTTGAACCGCCAAACAATCGTCGAGGTCTGACACTAGATGACTACCAAGGTAGCTTCTTAGTAACTCCACTCAAGAAGATTCCAGTAGTTATCATCAATCCGCTAGCTAATCTGGTGACGCAGAACTACGCTAAGTTTGTTGCTCGCCGCTTCGTCAAGAAACTTTCTCGGCCAACTGAGTGGTTTCAACAAACGGAATTCACATGGGAACTGGCCGACCCAACTAAGATAGCAGCAACCTTTGAGCACTGGAAAACTGAGGCGGCACTCATCTCTATTGACATTGAAACGCCGATTGACAATCCGCTGCGAGCAATCAACTGCGTAGGATACTGCGCCTATTTTCCTGCGACTAGCACTACCGAGTGTCTGGTAATACCATTCACTGATATGTTCTGGCATTCGTGGGTAGGTAAATTTAACCAGCTTCCGCAACCAAAGGTATTCCAAAATGGACTGTACGACAATCTTTACTTCATGCGATGGGGTGTACCAGTTAGTAATTGGCTCTTTGATACTCAGCATCTTTTCCATAGTTGGTATTCTGAGTTGCCTAAGCGTCTTGATTTCATTACTGCGTTCGCTCTACGCAAAGTACGATATTGGAAAGACGACGGAAAGACCGGAAATCTTAGGGACTACTATCGCTACAATGCACAAGATTGCTGGGCTACTCTTAACAGTTTCCTTTCTCTTGTGCGGGAGTGCGATGCTTTCGCTTTCACTAATTATCTGGAAGAATTTCCGCTAGTCTTCCCCTGTCTCACGTGTGAGATGGAAGGTGTTGCCAACGACCCGCAAGCATTTGCTACTGTCAAGGCCCTCAAGGAACAGGAAGTAATCGTCAAGCAGAAAGAACTGGAGACGATGCTTGCTGCTCCAGGTTTCAATGTTAACTCCGCGCCACAGAAGAAGCAGTTATTCAAGGTGCTAGGTGTTGGTCATCTGCCTGACACAGCTAAAGCTAGTATGCTGAAAGCACAAGCAGCACATCCGCTGAACAACCGGATACTCGGACAGCTTGTAGAAATTGTTGGTGCAAGAAAACTTTTGTCAACCTATTTTGTAGAGGAGAAACTATTCCATGGACGTTGGCATTACAAGATTAATCCGGCAGGTACGGACACTGGTAGATTGGCTTCGAGCGAATCCTCATATTGGTGCGGACTACAGATTCAAAACATCCCACGAGGGGATGCAGTCAAGCAGTGTTTCATTAGTGACCCGGGATGGTTACTTTGTGAGATTGACAAAGCTCAATCAGAAGCACGTTGCGTTGGATATCTTTCCGGCGAGCAGAAACTCATTGACCTCGTTGAGTCCCCGAAAGACTACCACGCTTGGAATGCTCAAGCCTTCTTCGGAGTTCCTTACGAAACTATCTACTCAGAAGAGTTCAAGAAAACTATCAACAAAGAGCTTCGAGACTTGAGTAAGAGAACGAATCACGGAGCTAACTACAACATGGGTGCCGGTGTCATGCTAGATACCATGGGACCCAAGATGGTAGCGAAAGCGAAAGCTGTGCTGCGACTTCCTGCTAGCTGGAGTCTCAAGAAAGTTTGCGAGTATCTGCTTCAACGGTATGAAGAAACTTATCCCAAGGTCAAAGGTTTATTCTATGACAGCATCATCAAAGAGATTGAACTTACGGGACGGCTTACTAGTCCATTCGGTTGGGTGCGAGTGTTCTTCAGTAAACCCTCTAGGACTAATAAACCTGCGCTCAATGCAGCAGTCGCTCACGGACCACAGAACCTCAGTGTTGCAATTATTAATAGAGAATTCTACGCTGTTTGGCGTGCGCAAATTTACGGTGACTTACGAGGCAAGATTAGACTCAAAGCGCAAATTCACGATAGCATCTTTTTCCAGTACCGCAAAGAGTGCCCCGATGTTCCGGAGATTGTTTGCGGATTGATGCAAACTGCGGTGACTATCAAAGGTGCTGATGGCGTCACAAGGGTGATGAAGATTCCCAGTGACATTAGCGCAGGCAAAACTAGATGGAGTGAATTGAAATGACTCAGATTATCAAGCCACCTACTAAACACTGGAATGGTGACAAGCGCACCAATGCACAGCGACTACAGCACGATGCGTTCCTGCTGCTTGGAACAATTGCACGCACCAAAGCTAACATCCGACGCTGCGCTCTCTTCTGCTTAACTATCAAAGAACAGGAATTGCTTGACGCTGCTATTGGTGTTATTGACAAAATCGAGAAACGTACTAGAAAGCACATGCAAGAACTTCCTAGTAAACGCAATGCGAAGCTGCGCAGAGATAGAGTACTAGGAGTATTGAAATGAAATGGGTACAATCTAAAGCTGCTAACAGTGTATTGTTGCCGCCTGCTGGTATGACTAACGAAGAATGCAGACCTCTACCAGTAGTTCGCTTCCAGTATATTGATGGTACGCCAGCAGTTGCTAGTGAGTGGCTGCCTAGTAAAGAAGAACTGGAGCTGCTTAATGCAGGGGCAACTGTTCAACTACTATTCATTGGTATGACGCATCCACCCGTTAATATTGAAGTCACAGGCAGTGAGACTAGCGTTGTTTTTCAAACAAAATAAAGTTCCCTAAACTCCGAACAATCAAAAAGCCATGAGTGACAAATGCAACAAGAAGCAATCACCGAAAGTTTGTTTGACCTCTACTTTCGCTATGCCGAATCAACAGAACCTCCAACTATTTACCACCGTTGGAGTCTCATTAGCAGTGTTGGTGCCCTTCTTGGTCGCCAATTTTGGTTTCCTTTTGGAACTACTAGAATCTTTCCAAACCAGTATGTCATGTTGATTGGCAATCCTGGTACCAGAAAGTCGACTGCTATTAAGATGGCGCGGCGTGTACTCTCTACGACTGGCTATTCTACGTTCGCAGCAGAGCGCACTAGCAAAGAGAAATTCCTACTTGACCTTGAAGGAGTAACTGATGAAGACGCTTGGAGTAGACTTGGGAAAGGAGGCAAAAGAAGTTTATCTGCTAACGATATTCTCGACAATCTTGACCTCGGAACGGGGGGAGAAACTCATGATGGAATTCCTCGGGAAATATTTGTCACTGCCGATGAGTTCAATGAATTTTCAGGAACTGGAAACATTGAGTTTCTCAGTATGCTCGGAGCGCTATGGGATTGGGATGATGAGAATACAACTTATAAACACCGGTTCAAAAATTCTAAGAGTATTTCTATCTTTCAACCAACCATTTCCATTCTCGGTGGCAACACTCATTCTAGTTTCAAATTGGCTTTCCCCGAGCAAGCTATCGGTCAGGGATTTCTCTCACGACTTATTCTTGTCTACTCGGAACCAAGTGGAAGGAAAATTACATTTCCTACAAAACCACCTGATGAAGTTGCAACTGCCCTTGGAGCACTCCTTAGCAGAATTAAAGAAACTGTGCGGGGAGAAGCTACTATGGCAGCCGGAGCTAGGCAAGCCTTGGATACTATCTACCGTACCTTCAAAGATTTGGAGGATTATAGATTCAAAAGCTACAGCACCAGACGGTTCACCCATCTAATTAAGCTCTGTCTAATTACTACTGCGATGCGTGGGAGCACGGAGATTAGCACCACCGACGTAGTTCTTGCCAACACTATTCTCACATTTACCGAGAGCAACATGAGTAAGGCGCTCGGAGAATTCGGTAAGAGTAAGGACTCGGAAGCGCAGCACAATATCATGACTGCTCTCTACGAATCAAAAGTGCCACTGAGTTTCAGTGACCTTTGGAAAGTAGTCAGTCGTGACGTCGATAAGCAGGAAAGGCTTGCCGATATTCTTGCTAGCTTAGCAGCGGCGGGTAAAATTCAAGCAGCAAATGAAAAAGGTATGTTTCTGCCTTCTCAGAAACCAATGGCAAAAGAGAACGCGCGGTATGTTGACCTCAATCTGCTGCGCGAGATAACAGGAAAATGACTAGGAGTTTTTATGAGTATATCACCAGCGCGTTCCCAAAGTATCCTTGTTTATGACCACTCTAAAGATGGTGGTTCAATTGTCATTAACATCCCGTTTGAGCATGCGAAAGAGTTCAAAGAACTTGTACAGCGAGGAACTAATCTTTGGCCTGACGCAAGTCCTGACATTAAAGAATTTGCAGACCTTGTTACTAATGGCAGAGTACTGCAAGACTACCGGGCACAAGCTGGGCAGCTAGTTCCTGCTAAGAAGGTGGATGGAGTTCTGGTAGAAATGTCACCAGTGTCTCTCAGTTCAATTCAGCAACCGTAAACCAGGAGAATGAGAATGTATACAGTCCCTACTAACCTTGACGTCAACGAGGGTTTTTCCACTGACATTGCTCGTATGAATGAGATGTACGAGTTGCAACAGATTGTAGGTTGGCACGCTTCTATAGCTCGTATTGAAAAGTTTGCAAACATTCTGGACGAAGAATGCACTGAAATTGGTGACGTAATTGCGACTCTCAATCAAGCTGATGATGGCAACGCAGCAGAGATTCTTCTCGATGCTCGCGTGCAGCTAGCAGATTTGCTTGGCGACATTATTGTCTACTGCGCAAGCGAGGCACAACGCTGGAACATTCCGCTGGGAGAAGTATTGCACATCATCATGCAAAGTAACTTCTCGAAGCTGGGAGCAGATGGCAAACCAATCAAAGATGAACGGGGTAAGTTCCTGAAAGGTCCGAACTACTGGAGACCAGAACCATTCATTCGTGAGTTGCTACTTAATGGAGATGCTGGTTTGGCCGCTACTCCGGACTAACTGCACCAGCAGCGGCTGTTTGATTCCGATAATCTTCCAGTGGTTCGCCACCCATGATTTCAGACAGCCGCTGCCCATAGCTACTTTGCATCTTCCCGCGCATCTTCTCAATCACTGATGAATTAGCATCACGTGCCCACCGCTGCATCGCAGCATTGAAGTTTTCTACTCTCCCACCAGCAGCAGCGTAGTCCTTCATAAATCCATCGAACACGTCATCCGGTGGAAACTCATTTTTGTAGAGATAGCTTTTCACTCGCTCACCAAGAACTTCCATTCTTTCTCGGTCAGCAGCTTGATAGGCTTTCAGTCGATACAACCCATTAAGTGCAATACTCTCGTCCATCGGACGACTACCAGCGATTCGCGACGCACTGGTAATTAGTGAAAAGTCACTGCTTGCAGAAATCAAGCCGCCACGGCTGGTAGTAGATTGTCCTGCTAACACCTGAGCAAATCCAGCAAGCGGACGATTGATACCATTGTGTTCCAGTCCTTGCAGCAAGGTAGTAGAAATGTCTGCACCGCTAACAAGTTTGCTACCAACGTCGGCGATGTTCTTTACTACTCGGATTGACGCATCAATGGCGGGCACATCTACAGGATTAAGCGGCAAGATACTAACGTGGCGAGGATTGATGTCACCACGAGTATAGAGCGCAGGCCACTTGTCACCAAAGCCAGGCATAGCACTAGCAGTTCCATACAGCAACCAGTCGCCAATTTCTTTGCCTAAGAAAGCAGGAGCAATACTATAGGCATCGTAGTGACCGTCGTTAATTGCAGCATTACCAATGATGTGAGTATTGACTGCTTCAAACATTGGGGTGCCGTTAAGACCAAACAGTCCGGCTTGCATTCCAAAGAGAGTAGCAACTGCTCGCTTATCCTTGTTTTCGACATGTCGGAGTAGTTGTTGGAGAAGGTTAAAAGAGTAGGTTTGGAACAAGCCGATAGCACTTCCAAGTACTCCTTGGAACACAATGGGTCGTTGACTACTAATGTAGTTCCCTTGAACTCGATTAACAAAAGTTGATATGTAAGCATTCTGTTCCTTGAGAGAGAGTTTGCCAGCCTCAACTAGTGGGTCACTTAGTTGTCGCATCACATCAGCAGAGACAAAGCGAGTAAATTGCTCTGCCCAATTGTTACCAGTAAGGTCTGCTACTTTTTCAAATGCTTTGTCAGTCTTCTCTTTAAACAGCTTGAAGTCTGCGCGCAGTGCCAAATCATCCATCATGCTATGGTACTGAGACAGCGTGTCCTTAATGTCACCATTGGCACGATAGCGAGTCAGCAGTTCCTCTTTGTTGGCGCCAAAGAAATTGCGAACAGCATTGAAAACAAGACGACTGTTACTAGGCACACTTAGATTTTCACCAGGAACTTTGACACTGGTAAGCTCTGCAAGTTTACCAGCCAGCTGCGAATCATTTTTTATCAGTGACCTGATACTAGCCATTTCAGTGCCAAGCATCAGCGGAGTAGAAACTACGTTAAGCACCGAGTTAGCAAAGTCAAAGCGCAGCACAAAGTTTGCTAGCAGCATGTTGGCTTTGCTGACATACTCCTTAATCAGATTACGGTCACGCGGCACGTTACTGGTAAAGAAGTCAGCTTCCGATGAGTACATTCCTTTGATGCCGTGCTTCTCTGCAATGGCGTTAGCTTCTTGCCAAGAAACAATTCCTTTGCGTGCGTCGCCAAAAGTAGATTCCAGTACTTGGTAGGCACGAGTGCCGAGAGCATCAACAAACTCGTTAGCTTGATGGAAGAAAGTGTACTCGCTACGCTTGGAAACATCCAACGCAGTTTTCACGTAGTCGTTGAAGGGATTGACTACTTCTGACTTGCTGCTGCGAAGAGTTCCTGCAAACTTAGAAGTTGCCACTTCAACGTAGTTTTCTCCAAGCTTATTCAGTTCTGCAATCTGCTGTGCATAGTTAGTTTCAACTGTGTCGCGAACAAGCCTAGCAGTTTGATTCTGGTGCCAACGAATGTAGTCCTCAATCAGATTCTCTGCACGAACTTCAGGGAACATGTTATTAAGTGCACCAGACTTTTGCAAAGCACTGTTGATTCGAGGCTCATTGATGGTCAGGTTGAAGTCGTAGTCACCTTTAGCTTTGAAGAATTTCTCAGTGTCACTTTTGGTAATGACGTCAAAATTTTGTTTGTCAACCAGTGCAATCCGCTTAGAAAGTTCTTCAGCATTGCGACCAAACACCATCGCTACTTCGCTAGTACCAAATGCTTTGCCCTCAACAGGACGAACAAATGCGAAGTGCTGGAAATAAGTAGTATCAATCGGCGGAGCATACACGACATTCTCATCCATGTTGGATGTTAGTCCGCGAGCATTGTACAAAGTTGTACGCTTGCCTACTCGCTCCCCATTCAGTGTACTGTGAGTTTTGAGGAACTCAACAGCTAGGTCACTTTCCATGTTGATGAGCGGGCGACTACCATTCTCTACTGCGTCAGCAATTGCAGCCTGAAACTTCTCAGGAGTATTGATGAGTTTAGCAATCTCGCGGTCAACAAGTTGCTTGGGATTGGTAGGATTCCACACATACTTGGTGTCAGTGCCACGCAGCATGTTGGTGACAATACCAAGTTCCGCTGAAGCAGTAGCATCTGCACGCAGACGATTGCTAACAGTAGCAAACGAGTTCACTACCTTGGCAACATCCTCGTTAATCCAGTTGTGAACCAGCCTACCAATTTGCTGGCTCCATTGTTTAAGCAGCTCACCATAGTTAGCATTGGCGCTGCCAAAGAAACTAGACCCTACACCGACAGAATCTGCAAGCTTAGCAGCATCTTGCGACAAGTCAATCAGTTGGGCGGCTCGTTCAGTACCAGCAACTGCTGCGGCAGCAGTCTTCAGTGCTTGTGTTGCAGCTTGCACTCGATACGCCCAGGCAAGTTCACCAGTAACAAACTGGCCGCCAACTCGTGCTACTTGGTCAAGAATCGCCAGTCTCTTGTCGCGCCATGAATCAGCAGTTTTGACAACATCAAGGTCAGTGAACTGCTTGGGAGTGGCGTAGTCTGCCAGCAGATTTTCACGTTGCAGATAGTCATCCAGCGAACGAGAAAGTCCCTGACTCATGTCAACAGTCTTATTGCCGACTTGCAAGGTGCCAGCAAACGATTCGCGGAATCGAGTAGCAACAGCTTGCTCCAGCCACTCGGCATCAACATTCAGCTGGTAAGCGACAGCACGAACGTCAAGAGTTTTGCCAGCTTCAAATGCTTCAGCAAACAGTCGTTGAGCCTCAGAAAGTTTTACAGACTTGATGAAGTCAGGAATAGAGAAGTCAGATGCGTTGCCAATGAATCCATCGTCGGAATGAATCTCAATGCGGTCCAATACTTTTTCATCTTTGACACTACGAAGTCTGTCAAGCAGCGAAATATCTTTTGAGTCAATCACATCTGGCAGTTGGCTGTCTTGCAACTTAGCAGCCCAAGCATGACGAGCAGTGAAGTACTCCACATCGCCAGCAGGATTGAACTCCTTCATGCTTAGGAATTTGCTGCTTACTTGGCTGCCACTTTTTACAGTGAGATAGACACCATCAGCTTTAATGCCATCCGCAAACGAGACGCCAGCAGGAGTACGGTCAGCAGCAGTCAGGACAGCGTCATCAGTAATAGCGCCAGTGCGAGTATTCAAATAGCGCTCTTTGCTATAAATTGGGTCGTCAATACGCTTCCAATATGGTGATGCGTCGTTCACTCGGAATGTACCATCCGGCATCTTAGCTACCGCTTTACCATCTTTCCACGCAGCAGTCAGATTCGGATAGCCACCTTCATCTGCACTCTTACCAATAAGAGCAGCTTCCCGGAACAGACGAGTCTGGTCTTCAATCGTACCAGTAAACACGTAGGGTTTGCCATACGCATTATTTTCAAACGGCACATTGCTAGTAAACGCTTTACGCCAGTCATCAACTGTTTTGATTCCTGCTCGCTGCTCGTCAGTAATAGCTTTGTTGAAGTACCACAAGTCAGTAGCAGGACGCAGCGGCTCATCAGTAGCAGGCCGAACAGATTTCAGTTCAAACAGAATGTCGCCAAGCTGCTCACGAATTACTGCGGCATCAACATTACCAGTTTTCAGAGTCTGATAGCGGGTCAGTACGAGATTGGCAAGAGAGTTGGCAGCGCCATTGTCAGTAGCTGCAATTTCGCGGATGGACTTTTCAAAGTCTTGGAACGCAGTACGCTCAGTAGATTTGAGTGTGTTGCTCAGTAATCCAGAAATGTCAAAGAATCTCTTAGCACCTCGCTCCGCCAGCAGGTCAGGAGTGCGCAAAAATCCTTCCATCTGCGGCACTGAGTCTGGCAGGCGCAGCAAACTGTCAACTACGCCAAAACTCTTGTCACCTTGCGACAGATTGAATTTCTCGTAATTTGCAAGGTAGTTGTAATCTCGCTGCTTAAGGTCAACAGCTTTGACAGCATCTTTGAAGCCACGATTGAGAATGATGGAATCAATGCCACCGCCAATGACGCCACCAAAAGCTGCTCCTACTAGTGCGCTCTTGCCAATGTCCCACCAGCTGTCGTCTGCAAGAATGGGAGATTGCTTCATCGTAAGAGCAACACCAACTTCAAACGCAGCAGCCGTAATCGTTTGGTCAGCAAACCCCCAGCCCATCGCTGCGAGTTTGTTTTTGTTGATGCGAGTAAAAACTGTGCCGCCTTCGACAGCCAGTTCTGACAACGCAGCATCCAAGGCTTCTGCTTGCTTGGTTTTTGCAAAGCCAAGAGCACGACCGAATGCATTACCAGCATTACCTGCACGAATGGCATTCAGCCCCTTGACTGCAAGACTGCCAGGAATAATGCTAGTGCCGACAAAGCCAACCACGTCAATAGCATTTTGATTTTCTGCATAGTACTTAGCCCAGTCAGTGTCAATTTCTGACAGCTTCTTGAAAGTATCCATCTGCTCGACATTGCCGCCAACAGCATTAATGCCAGCTGCCGCCGTGTTATAGATACTCCCGAGACCGCTAATAACAGCAGCTCCTGCACCATACGTTAGTGCATTGCTAAGTTCCGAAATGAAACCAGTACCACCTGCTTGGAGATTTTGAGTGTCAGCAGCAGACACCAGAGCATCAGAGTAGAGTCCCATTACGGCACCAATGTGGTTGAGTTGACAGTCTTAGTTTGTTGCTGACGCAGAGCAGCATCGTTTTCAGCACGTTGCAAACTTCCACCGCGACCAAACATAATTGAACTTTGTGCACGGAAATCACGAGCAATTTTATAGGTCAGCAGATTCTCTACCTGGCCAGCATTGCCCAAGTCAACAGTGTTGGGAACACCAAACTCAGGCAGTTTTACTGCATACATCTTGCTCGGCTTTTCAAGTCCGAACATCGGCCAAGCAGTAAGTTGAGCCTGCTTAGCAGTAGCGACTTTGTAGAACTCATTGATTGCAGCCACTGCATCCGGCATTTTCATTGTGCCGTCCTTGACGCTAGCAGCAAATCGCGACAGAACATACTGCTCATCAATCTTCTGGAACCTTGGGTCTTTACCTTGCGGCCCGTAAGTATTAATGAAGATTGCCATCGGATTGTTAGCAAGTTCAGGCAGCTTGGCAAGAGACGTGTAAGCAAGTTTGAAAGGGTTGCTGTCGTCAGTAGTACGCAAGTCAGTGTTAGCGTCAATCTGATACTTATTCTGTAGCGTATTCAACGCTTCCAGCATCATCTTCTCAGGATCCAGTTTCTTACCCATGTTTGCAGGTCTAGCAGCTTCCAGCTTAACAGCTTCGGATGCTTTAACACTGGTAGCCTGTGTCCAACTACGAACAGCAGCGCCACCTTTTTGAGCCAGGTTTTCGTAATTGCCTTTGTCTTTGACAAACAAGAAACTTTCAGCAAAGTCTCGGCCAAATTTGCCACTGCTTGCAGCAGACAACAAAGTATCGCGCTC